GCCGGTACAGTGATCCGAAATTCCATGATGCGGCTTGTCGCACCGACAGACAAGGCAAACAAAGCGATGGCACAGCTTGGCGCTACAAGCGACGAAGCGGCGGCCCTGATGGAAGACCAGGCTTTAGCGGCAGCGAATGCAAGGCTGGCGGCAAACGGTTTTAGCGCATTTGATGAAAAAGGAAATCTGAAAAACGTCCTGGACATTTACCGCGAATTGTATATGGCTCTCGGTGAAGTCGCGGGCGGTTTTGAAAATATAGACAAGAACCAGGACGCGCTCGGTATCCTGGCATCCATCTTCCCTACGAGGACAATCACGGAAGCTTTGACGCTTCTCCGCGGTGCGTCAGAAGGGTATGACGGGCTGTATGAAGCCATGATGGGCGGCGATGCAGCAGATTACGGTAGTTATGCCGCAGAAACCATGATGGACTCTCTAGATGGGAAGATTGAAACATTCGAGAGCAAGGTTGAAAGACTAAAGCAGGCCGTTGGCGAAGAGCTTGCGCCGCAGCTCGAAGGTGCTCTTAGCAGCATCGGCGGACTTGTGGACAAAATCTCTGGAATGGATGAAGGAAATTTCAGTGCACTCGTGTCCGGCTTAGAGATCATTGCCGGGGCGGGACCCGCTCTGCTCCTTGCCGGAGGGGCATTCCGCTTGATTGGATACGCGCTGACGCCGGCCGGAGGAATCGGACTCGGCCTGGTTGCGCTCACGGCAGCGGCAGCGGCAATTAAAGAGCTAAAAGACACCGACTTTGCCGATAATTTTGGCAACATGGAGATTGACACAGAGGGAATCCAGACCTACGTGGAATCCATCGGCGAAGATTTCAAAGGAGCGTACGCGGAAGTTGACGCCTTTAGGCAGGCGCTTGATGAAAGCGTAACATCCTACGAGACAGCAAGCAGCACGTTTAGTAGCAAACTTTTCTCTGACATGCTGACAAATGCGAAGCTTACAGAGGAAGACAAAACACAGCTGACAAATCTCGGAAACGACATGTACCTTGCCGTGCAGGAAGCAATTCAGAACAGTGCGGCCGCCAGCATGTCATACTGGAACACACTTTTCGGCGGAGAAGGAGAAGCAGAAGTCGACCCGGCATATCAGGAGCTAATCGACCTCACAAATCAGGCATACGAAGAAGCTATGGCAAATGCGGAGAGCATCAGCCAGGACATGCGCTCTGCGTTGACTGACGCTTTTTCAGATGGCGAAATAAGCCCGGATGAGTACCAGAACATATTGTCTTACATGCGCTCGTATAACGACGCTATAGCGAAAGCGGCAGCGGAAGCACAGAGCGAAGAAGACTATATCAAGATGGGCAAGTGGATGCACCAGGCGCAGACCGCAAGCTGGGACGACATCAAAGATATTGCCAAGTCAGCAGAGGCCGAAAGAGACAGCATTCTTGCAGATCAGGAGGACAGGTATCTAACAGAAAGATATAGGGCAGAGTATCGTGGCGCAGATGAAGCCACATTACAGGCGGCAGACGACGCATATCATCAGCAGCAAATGCAAACAAAGTCGTCTTATGACGAGTTCCTGTCGACACTATGGGATAGTCAGATACAGCAAAGCGGCATGGGTGATGCTTATGAGGTTTTGGGAAATCTTGCCGATAGCTATATGAACGGTACGCTGTCTCTGGATACGGCCGAAAAAATGCTTGCCGGGCAGATGGATGCATCAAAGTATGCGGGCCAGACAAACTGGAAATTCTGGGAAAACTCTGACCGCGAATCCCTCGGCAAAATGATGGGATACATGATTAACAGCTTTGGCGGGCAAAGCGGGATCGCTGAAAGCATCGAGTGGTACAAAGGGCAAGGCAACACAGACATGGCGGATCAGTTGAGCAGGATTTACGCCATGGAGCAGCTTGTCAACGGGTTCGGAGTTTCGCGGATTTCCGGTGACAACTGGTGGGAAATGCTGGGAGACGACTTTTCCACATCCAACCAGGATCAGTATTTGCCGGGCCAGATGAATCGGGAAGCTTTTGAACAGACGGTACAGCCGGTAGCGATAAGCGATTACTCAGTCGAGAATGCGCGGGCTACAGCGGAAGCGATGGGAGAGGGAGAAAACACGATTAAAAACCTCTTCAACACGCTTGAAAAAGAAATACGCGGAGAGAACTTTGGAGCAGAATTATCCGCCGCGCAGATGGGCCTTGCTTATGACAAGACGTTCGGGCCGGAGTTTCAAAGGATGTACGAGCAGCTGTCACAAAGCTACGATCTCGACCGGGTGATAGCGGATACGAAACAGTATATGCCGTATGAAGGGGCGTGGGCAGAAGAAGGAAGCGCCATGCGCGAACCGTGGGGCATGTATCAGCTCATGTACGGAGAAGCAAGCGCGAATGCAGAGGATTACCGCATCACTGTTACGCCGGAGGTAGACACAAGCGCAATCGGGGACTTTGACCCTGTTCCGCTCCCCATTGAACCGCGCGTCGAAGGAACCGATGCGGCGGAACAGTTGCAGTCCCAGGGCGTAACTGTTGACGTGGACGCAGATACGCAGTCTCTTGAAGCAACGATAGACGGCGCTGACGGGCAGACGCTTATGGAATATGTCGACGGAGATGCGGCAAACCTGCAAATGTCGATATCAGACCAGGACGGAAAAACGCTTGTCGAGAACGTGACCGGCAATGCATCCAGCCTTGCGTCAATCATTAACAGCTATAACGGGCGCACGATCACGGTAAACATCCAGGGCAACAAAATGTTTGCGTCCGGCGGGCGCGCCACAACCGCTTCCATCTTTGGCGAAGCGGGGCCAGAATGGGCGATCCCGGAAGAACATTCAGAGAGAACGGCGGAACTCTTGAACGCTGCCAGGGAAGCGTCCGGTTTTACATGGCCGGACCTGCTCGCCAGATACGGCGGCTTGAATGCGAATACGGACAGCCAGCCGACAACAATCATCTACAGCCCGACCATACATGCCGCCGACGCAAGCGGAGTGGAGCAGGTACTTTTGGCGGATAAAGAACGGCTGAACAAATGGTTCGAGGATAAGAAAATGCGCGATGAAGTGGAGGTGTACGCATGACGTTAAGTGAAACACAGTATCAGTGCGTAGCGGGCGAAACCTTCGATTCTGTGGCATTGGAGGTATACGGCGACGAGTCATATGCGTGTGAATTGCTATGCGCAAATCCGACGCTTTGCATGATCCCGATTTTCACAGGCGGGGAACTTTTAGACCTGCCAATCGTGGAAATACCGGACGAAGACGATGAAGACGACGAAGCGTTTATGCCGCCGGACGCCCCCTGGAAGGAGTGATGGCACATGGCAACGAGAAACTTATACAAGGGGTGCACCGGAAGCGACGTCAAGACATTGCAAAAGAAACTGAAAAAGCTCGGATATTATCAGAGCGGAGCGGTTGACGGCATTTTCGGATCAATGACCGATACTGCTGTCAGGCAATTTCAAAGAGCGGCAGGAATTAAAGTTGATGGAATTGTCGGACCGCAGACACGATCAGCACTTTCCGGGAAACTCAAGAAGAAAAAGAAAAAGGTTGTAAAGAAAAAGACAACGAAGAAAAAGACGAAGAATACAAACACGCATGAAATGGGGCGCTGGAACGGGCATAAGTTTGTTATTTCTCCTAAGAAGATATACAGCTTTACCGGGCTACAGGTAAAAGGGTCGTCCGAGCTGAAGGACAAAAAGGACAGCGGACAAGGGAAAGTAGCAAGAAAAGGCGGCAACCCGACAGAAGTATCCATGACAATTCCAATAAATGCTTTTACCGGATGCGACGTGCGAGCAGAAGCGATGGCTTTTGTCAAAGAAGCGCGCGCGGGAAAGAAAGACTACTTCTATGTCGGCAGTAAGAAGCTGGTCAGCTGCAAGCTGATGCTGACGGACGCCACGGTAAAAGAGGTTGAAATCACCGCAAAGGGGAAATGGAAATACGCAGAAGTGCAAGTAACCATGAAGCAGTGCAACAAAGGCGGAAAGAGCAGCAGCTCCGGTTCGAGCAGCAAATCAAAAAGCTCCGGCAGCTCTGGCGGAAGCTCAGGAAGCTCCGGCGGAAGCAACAAGGTGTCTGTAAGAAACAGCGCGCCAACGACGACAAAGAAAACGACATGGGTACAAAAGGCTGCTAACACAGTCAAAAACGCATTTCAGAAAATCGGAACAAAGATAAAGAATGCGCTTAGCGGAAAAACAACAACAAGCTCTACCGCAAAAAAAGTGACAAGCGCGACGTCGACGATAAAGAGACTGACGACAGCGGCAAACAAGTCGACTGGCGGCGGCGGAACGAGATACGCAATGACGCGGTAAGGAGGGGTGATGAATGGCATTATACCAGATTGACAACATTCCTTCCCCGATTGACTGGCAGGAAACAGATGTTATACAGCGCACATTGCAGAATGCGAAAAATCTGCTCATGTGCCATATGGGCGAGGTCCCGTATGGAAGGTATCGCGGAATTGACCCGAGTATTTTTGACCTCCCGATGAACGACATGCGCACAGAGCTTCTGCCGGAGCTTGACCGCGTGATGCTCTGGGAACCGGATGTGGAAGTACAGGATGCGGAAGCGACCTTGCTTCACGATGGGAGCGTATATATCAAAGTGATTCTTGACGTGACCATAGAGGAAGCGGGCGAGGAAGAATAGGAGGGTGGCATGGACAATACAGAACTGCATTATCTGACTTACGACCCGGACGCGATTTGGGACCAGATGATGATTAACTACGTCGAAGCGGGCGGAGACATCCTTTATCCGGGAGACGAAAAAGAAATGCTCTTACGGAGCGTCCAGGCGGATATCGTACAGATTTTCGCCGGAGTCGACAATGCTCTGCGAATGCAGACGCTTCGCTATGCTGTCGGGCCGTATCTGGATATGATTGGCGAACTGCGAAGCTGTGAACGCATCGCGGCAAGTCCCGCGAAAGCGACCGTCACCATCACAACAAACGCGACCGGAAAGACGGACACCCTTGAAGCCGGAACAACCATGACGGCGGATGGATCGGTATTTTATATGCTGACAGAGGATTTTGTTCTGACCGGGTATCAGCAGACGGCGACCGTAGAAGTGGAGTGCATGGAGGATGGAAGCGCAGGGAATGGCCTGCTTGCCGGAGCAGAAATGTCCCTTGCAATCAGCAATGACGGCGTGAACAGCATTGTTGTAGCGACCGACGCAACCGGTGGAAACGAAGAGGAAGAGGACGACGTATACCGCGAAAGAATCCGCCAATATGGCCTTGCGTCCGTCTCGACGGGTCCTTATCAGCAGTATGAAGCAACCGCAAAGGAAGTGAGCAGCGATATTGTGGACGCGAAAGCGTTGAACGGTGGCGGCGGAAATGTCAACATCTACCTTGTATTTGCATCCGGCACAGGCAAAGCGGCGATCATGCAGGCGGTTTTGGATGCTCTTTCGCCGGAGGACGTGCGACCGCTCACGGACCATGTATTTGTGTACGAAGCGACCGACATTCCCTATACGCTGAACGTGCAGTACGAATGCGACAATTCCAGCGCGACAACAGCAGCTATCGGAGAAGCGGTGACAGAATACCAGACGTGGCAGGATAACGTGATCGGCAGGCCGTTCAACCCCGACAGGCTTATGGCAATGCTCTACCAGGCGGGGTGCACGCGCGTCTCGTGGATTTCTGGCAGCGTATTCGGAGAGGATGGCGAGATTACCTACACCGAGATTGCAGAGAACGAGAGGTGCAAGGGGACAATCACCCTGACCGCCGCGACCCCCGTTTAAGGAGGTGGCAGGGTGTTTACATTTGATATCACAAAGTTTGTACCGAAATTCATCTTAGCAGACAAGAATGGATACGCCATTGCAAAGGCACTTGGCGCAGCGTTGCAGATGATGAACGACATTATCGACGAGGGCGTAAAGTGCGTAACGGACTTCGATTCTATGCCGGAATGGCGGCTGGATGAATTAGCCTGGGAAACAGATTGCCTTTACGACTATAACGCCGACGTTGAGACGAAGCGGGACTGGATCAGGAACGCGATTCCGTATTACCGGCTTTATGGAACGCCGAGGGCAATTATCCAGTATGTCGGCAGCTATTTTGACAGCATCGAACTGGAAGAGGGCTGGGTTTATAACGGGGAACCTTATCACTTCCGCGTGACGGTGGACGGAGAATGGAACCCGGTCAACGAAGCGTGGGCAAGAAAAGCCATAGATAAGGCGAAGAACGTGCGATCTGTTCTGGATAATCTGGCAATCGGAAGTCGCAGCTATTTAGCCTTAACTGGTGAATGCGAGATGCTTGCAAAGTTTGCCTATCCGCTCACAGGACCGTCAAATTACGCCGGAAGATGGCCGCAGGAGAATATCATAGGGGTGATCGACGAAAGCGCGAAAATGGGCGCTGACAGCCGCGCAGAGGGGCACAAATTCCCCTACCCCATGGCAGGAACCAGACCGGAAATTAACACAATCGGCGTGCTGAATGAAGGGGAAGCCGGCCTTTTAGCCAATGCCGTTGGTTATCTTTTCGGTTACCCAATGACAAGCGAAAACATGAACGCGGGAACTGTCCCGCAGGAAAATACCATAGGCGTATTAAGCGATAACAACATCCAGTCCGCGCAGGCGGAAGACACATATGCAACGATCCTGTATAAGCTGTGCGGGATGGATGAAATTTGAAAGGAGGATATGCTATGGCGGATGTACTGACCTATGATTCTGCCTATCTCGCTAAGAACCGGACACGCATCAAAGACGACGTTGCGTATGCCCGGTATAAGGTAGGCAGCACATGGCATCAGGCAAAAATCGAGAATGCAACCGTGCTTCCTGACGGGCGCGTTGAAGTGACATTTGAGATCGACCATACCGTAAGCGGCAACATTACGGTGACGGCGATTGAACTGTATGACCACAACGGCACGAGGATCGGCAGTAGGACGGTGAGCATTACAAGAGCGGACGCGACAGAGGGCATCTTGTATGTATGCCGGATGGCTTTGTTCCAGGTTGTGCCAAACACAGCGGGAACGGGCGGTTATGACGCGCTTTAAGGAGGTGAAAGGGTAATGTCTTATAACGAGCGCATAAGATGGAAGGATCACGTCGTGGAACGTCCCAGGACATACACGAAGGTAACGAATGCTGACAACAGCGAAACATTTACACCGGCGCCGGGAGAGGTATTGCAGCAGGGAACGCCGCAGAGCGCGACGAACTTCAACGCCATGGATGAAGCCTTGCAGCATATCTCCATAGCTTTTGACGAGTTGTTTTGCATCACGCAGGCGCAGATTCGCGCACAGCAGGACGAGATCGACACGTTAAAAGCGCAGGTTGAAGCGCTTGGTGAATCGTGAAAGGAGTGATTTTATGGCATTCCAGATTGTAAAAAGTAATGATGGCGTGACGGAAGCAAAAGGAAAATGCGAGATTCTGATTGAATCCGCAGCGGACCTTGAAGACCTGCCGGACGACGTAGCACCGGGAAGCGTCGCCTACACAGCAAGCATGAGCCCTATGTACATGAAAGCGATTGACGGAACCTGGACACAGATTGGAGGTTGATAGCGTGGATATAGCAAGCATCGGCGCGGCAATCGCGTTATCAGACCCAACGGGAGAGGGAGCGGCAGCGGCGGCAGCGGCAGCGAATGCAGCCGCAGGTCTGGCGAATACAGCGGCAGGAGCGGCGAACAGTGCAGCAAGCGCTGCAACAAGCGCGGCGAGTGACGCAAACGGCGCAAAAACCGCAGCAAACAATGCCGCAAGCGCTGCAAATCAGGCGGCAAGCGCTGCAAATCAGGCGGCAGCAAATTACAGCGGCCTTGACAAGGATGCTGTAATTGATCGCAACGCCTTCAATTACGCTTATACGCTGTTACAGGCGGAACTAAGGGACGTTCAAAAGCGCCTTTTAGCGGCAGAAGCGAAACTGGCGGCACTCACATCATAACAAAAGGAGGGGTAACCGATGGATGAAAATGAAGTCATGACCACGGAAGAACTGGCGGAAGATATGCCGCCCGCACCGGATTATGACCCGGAAGAGTGGGAAAGAAAACGAAAAGAGGAATGGGAAGCGAAGCTCGCTCCGTACAAAGCGGCGTCAGATCAGCGCAAAGGAAGTGCGGAGATCATCGCAGAACACGACGAGCTGCTTGCAGATATGCTCTTTGAAATGACCATGAACGAAATGGAAGATGAATAAAGGAGGAGTAAACGATGGCATACAATCTGATGAAGCGCATCATTCTGCGCGGCGGGTATGATAAGGACGATGTGATGGACAAGCTCGATGCTTTTCTTGCTGCCGACCGGATCACGGCGGATCAGTACAGAGAGCTTGTCGACCTTATGAAGTGATGATTGGGGACCTTATCGCCGGCTTTATCATTGACCGGCAGTATAAAAGCATTCTTGCAAGATTGGAGGGAAGCACTATGACTTACAAGCTCATGAAAAGGGTTATTGAAAATGGTCTTAAAAAAGGCAATCTGGACGTGGAATCCACCATGCAGAAACTCGACGTGTTTCTGATGGCCGACCGGATCACGGTTGAGGAATACCAGGAACTTGTCGAGCTGATGAACGGAGGTAGCGCAGATGAATAATTCCCCACTGGAATTTCTGGCGAAGAAATACGGCAATGTCGTTAAGTACGACAACGACGGGAACGTTGCCGGCATCTTTGTCAAATTCCCAAAGATGAAAAGCTCTGACCTTGTGTCCGGGCTGCCGGAGCATACACATCCGGCGTTTATCATTAACGGTATCGAGAAAGATTATATCCTGCTCGGCAAGTACAAGGCGGGCGAGAATGGCGTATCAAATGGCGCCCTGCTTTCTTTGCCGAATATCATGCCCGCGCGGTCGCTGGGCGCCGACCAGTGTCTTACGCGCATGAAAAAGGCAGGAACAGGCATTACAGGCATGACTTGTGCGGATTACGGCTTTATCAAGCTGCTCGCGCAGAAAGAGGGATGGGTTCCGAAAGGAAATTCCTATTGGGGACAGTCTCACAAGGACGGAACCGCATGGGAAACTGGCAAAGCGCTTACAGTTGGCACCGTGAGAGCCTACAATGGATATTTGTATACCTGTCTGATTGCACACACCACGTCCGCAGAGTTAAAGCCGGATATCGCGCCGACATATTGGCAGAAAGGGAAGCTGATTGGCGGCATATCTCAGGACAACGCCGTGGATGCAGCACATCAGACCGGATACCGGACACTGAACGGGACCGGACCGCTTGACTGGTTCCTCGGCAGCGATCCCGCAAATCTTTGCGATATCGTCGGATCAAGTCTGGAACAGCAGTACGGATATCGTATCTATGACTGCGAATTGCAGATTTTGGAGAATAACAATGCGGCTGATCCTGACGCAGATATTTCCGCAAGCTCCGCTGCATGGAAAGCCATTCTCCCGAATGCTTCGGACGACGGCTATACGCTCGTTGCGCCTGGAACGGCCGGGACACTCCATTGGAATTGGACGGGAAGCGCGATCCAGCTCGACACACAGTGCGATGATTTGACCATCGGTCCGAAAGGACAGAGCTTTAAGACGCTGACCGCTCATGCGACAAGGCTTCCTTATGTTCCCTCTATCGTGAAGGAACTCGGTCTTTTCCCGACAGACGCCAATGATAACACGGAAGGTTATTATTACGTCAACTTCGTCGCAGGCGAGCGCTTCCCCCGTCGTGGTGGCGCCTGCAACGGCACCTCGGACTCGGGTCTCGGCTATGTCCATGCCGTCA